GTATTTTTATCAGTTTTAACGGCCAAGTCATAAAATTGTCTTAATAAATTCATACTCATATCATCTACCGAAGTCTCTACAAACTGCCTTGTTTGTTGCTCTTCTATTTTCTTTGATACTCTAGCATTAGCTGGGCCAGCAGTAGATGATTCAACAATTCTATTTTTAGGGAAAGGGATTATCTTTGCTCCCTTATCGCCTTTGTCTTTACTCACTAATAATCTCACCCTTAAAATTAACTTTACCTTGTTTTTCAAAGTATTCTATTAATTGATTATAACCACCAACTAACTCATCATCAATTTTAATTTGAGGCATAGCTCTAACATTTTTACCAATGTCTTCTAACATCTTACTAGGGTCAGAGCCAAAGTCTTTTTCTAATGACTTTTCCTCATACTCTAGGCCAAGGTTTTTTACCAAGGTCTTGGCCTTGGAGCAGAATATACAATTGTTTTTGCTATAGATTACTATTTTCATCTGTATTACCTGTATTTTCCAATAGTTTTTTATAAGAGTCATTAGCTAATTCTTTTAACTTGTAAGAATCTAATGCTGACTCTATGGTATAGTTATACATTTTATTATACTCACCCATTGGAAGTCTCAAGCCAATCCAAACTCTATAATATCCGTTTTTAGTTATTGTAACGTCTTTTTGCCACATTTCATAACCTCTAACTTGTGTTTTAGATATTATATTAATAAGAGTTACCTCTACATCTGTCACAACAGACATTGAATTAGTTTTACCAATTTCTGTTATAAATTGTTTTGACTCTTTGTTCATTTCACCTTTTACAATATCAGCTAAATCAGCCTTGGCAATCATCATACCTTTTTCGATTGCTAATTGTAAATCAGGCGACACGGCAGTACCAACACCAAAGATACACTCTTTGTTTTTGTTTTTACCAAACTTACTTGTACCACACGCTTTCTTTACTTTAAAGTCATTCATATACCAAGCAGGTACTTTATTCAATACCTTGCCTTTTTCTGACTTCATATTATAGGTTGTACTAGAGCAGTTTGCTACTAACAAACCAGCCAATAATATACCTATTACTTTTATGTAGTTTTTCATATTTTTTCCACACTCCTCTCTACATTATATAACAAGTCTTTCAAAAAGTCAAGCCCCTGTTGAATATGTGTAAAAGCTTCACTAGAAGATACACCTGTCATAACCATTATTAAGAGAGCGATTATGATTATATTCTTAATCATCTAACCTCCCATTCACCATTTACTTGTAAACACACTTTTCCTGGTGTTTTAAAAACGTGTCCCTCCCGACTATAATATCGGCAGTATTCTGGAGCATATGTGTCTCTATAATAAAATTGAGCAAATAACTCCCAATAACCTGGGGTATCAATGCCTTTTTTACCATCAGCACACTCCAAAATTTCTTCTTTGATAATCTCATCACCTTTTTGTTTGATTACCACTTTTACAAAACAATACTGACCATCAGTTTTTTCTGGTTGTATTGATTTGATTTTACTATGTAATATCTTCTCACCAGCAAATAGGTAAGAACAAACCAATAGTAAACATATTGTATAAAACATTAATTTCATATAATTTCTAGGATCAAATGGCATTAATTTGTAGGGTCCTCAATCCATTGGCCATCTGGTAACTGACAAGCAGTACCAAATACCATTTTTCTATTGACGCCACCAATACCAACTAACGGCCATTGATTTGTTATATCAACCGTAGCGTCATAATCTTTACATTTAATAGGCCCTTTCATATACGACCTAGTCACTTTAATTATGCCAGAATTACCGGTCTTTTGATTAAACCAATTTGTATAACTAGACCCATTTGGCCCATTGTTTAAGTGATCTACGAACACGGCGTTGTGAACATCATAATCTGAATTGTACATAATCTCAGCACCAGCAAAAGCACCAACCACAGCACAACCAGCGATAGCGTAAGGATTTTCAATACCCATAGATACACAAGTACCTGTTGTAGTTGTTGATCCTAATACAGCACCAGTATGTGATCTATTAGCACAATTAGTTAGCAATAAACTAACTAGTAAAATCCATATTATTTTTTCTAATTTCATCACAAATTTTCTGACTATCAACACTTTTTACAATGTAATAGTCTTCGTTATTATCAATTACAAATTTATTATAATTTTGTTTTTGCCAGAAAGTATGTCCTCTGGCAGAAACAGGTCTGAACAAATGTGTACCATCATTGGCACTTGTACATACAAAGTCACCAGGCATTATTGATTACCCTTAAACATTGTAAAAGGCCATTTAGTTTTCATTTCAGCCCAACTTTTTGCTTGATACTCTTTTGTTTTTTCTACTTCACCTGTAAACCAATTACCAACTTTACTTGGTACTTCAGCAACATTAGAAACAAACTCTTTAGGTGTTATTGTTTTTTCTTCAGCATTAGCCATACTTACAGATATAAGAATAACCGCCACTAAAGAAGCAATGAATAACATTGTACTTTTCACATTCCACATAACTATATTTTCCTTCCCATAGTTTTAAAATCCTTATCATCAACAATCATATAAGGACCCTTATTGTATGCCACACTAATTGTTTTACCAGCAGGTACTCGTGTAGCATATTTCTTTTTCAAGCCGACACCTGCTATATTATCACTTGTAGGTAAACTTGGCCTACACGATAAATCTGGAAAATCATAACCCTCAAACGAAGACATAATCTCACCAGTATCAACATCAATGTTGACACCTAAAGATTTAATGTACCGATTGTGTTTTCTCTTTAGGTTTTCTAATTTCTTTTTTCTCACCATTTTCATAAGTAAAATATTCAGCTTCTTCTTGTGCTTTCTTTTCAGCATAAGTCATACCAAAAATCCTTGTGTAGAAAGCGTCAATAGGTTTTGGTGCTGACCAATCATCAATTAGATTTTGTAATTGGTCTGTTGTGATTTTTACGTCTCTAAAATACTTTGGAGACTTTATCATATCTTCTTTCAAAGCAGTAAGGTAAGCAATCTTGTGTTTGTTAGATTTCTTTGTATCTTTTTTACTAGCTTCTTTAAACTCTGTATGTATCATTTCTTTTGTATAAAACATTATATAGTCCTCTCTCTTTTAAGTTATTTGTATTAATATACCACAAATCGTTCCAAATGTCAAGCCTGTAAAAAGTATTGATTTTACTGCTTTTTCTATGCCTGGAACACACCTGGACACGCCAGGATTAGCATTTCGTAGCTCTTGTGAGTAGTACATCATCTACTTTCCAAGTGCCTTATCTACTTCTAGTTGTATTGAAGTATCAATATCTGATTGTGCCTCAGCCCATTTATCAAACTGGTCAATCTCATCTTGTATCTTATCTCTAAATGTTATAAGATCATCTTTGGCGTCTGCTATTTTACCATCATCTATCTTATCAATGGCAGTATTTAACAAATCAACCGTAGCTATTTCTGTTATCATATAGTCCTCCTAAATTCCTAGTGCCTTTATTGTTTGTTCTTCCGTGGTAGGTAATGGTCGGCCACTAGATAACCAATCTACCATCTGTTCAAAATAAAATGCTTCATCTTCTTTATCAGATTGTTCTAATACCTTTTGAGCGTTCTTAAAAAACTTTAGAGTTGTCATATCCTTCATTGTTGGATCGGCAGCTCTTATAACTTTACCTGGTCTTTGATTACTCATTTTCTTTCCTCTGGTATAAAATCATCTAAATGATTTAAGTTAGCATATCTACCAGCCTCATTAATAGCATACGCTAAGGTAGCTCTATGTTTTTTACTGGTCTTTTTAAATAATTCTTTTGCCTCACCATAAGTCTTAACAATAGTCTTTGTTGACTTATCTAAAGGTCGCCACTCCATAATAGAATACTCTACAGCATTTTCTATAATAGATTGTTCCCATTCATTTGGTTTGTTTATCATCTTGTAAATATAGGTCCTAGTATAATTGATAATAACATTATAGGCACAACAATAGATAATGGCCAGAAATCAAAAAACTCTTTCCAAGCACTTACTTTATTTGCCTTAATCTGTTTATTAATATCTCTTTTAGCTTCTCTCATTAGTTCATTAATAGGCTCGCCTTTTTGAAAATTAGGAAAACCCATATCATTACATAATCTAACTTGATTATAAACTGACTTTAAAGTCTTTTTCTTTACCGTAATAGTTACCGTTTCAGCCACTAGTTACCTCTGACATTACATTACCCTCTTTATCTCTAACAACACCAGCGTTGGCGTCTTTTTCTTTTTCTGTCATAACTTCTTTTTCAGGTTCATATGTGTCAATAGTCACATCACCATTTTCCTTAGCGTCTTCTAAAGATTGGTCAAATGTGTCTGTATCATACATAACTCTACCCATATATTTTGTAGTATCTGAGTCTGTATAGTTGGCGTCTACCATATAAGTCTCAACACCATCTTTTTGCTCTGTTATATCATAGTTAATTTTTGAGTGATCTATACCACACTCTGTAAACTTCTTATCAGCCTCATCTTTGTTATTAGCTAAAACTTCTTGCTCTATAACCAGAGTATAATAAGTTTTCTTTCTGTAAAGATTTTTATTTACATCATCTTTACCAAAAAATATATCAGTATCAATTGCCATTATTGTGTCCTCCCTTTTGGTTCACCTTTCACACCCCATTGATTGTGGGATGGATCCATTTGTTGTTTAATTAATTCTTCATCTTCACTACTCATTAATAGTATGACATAGTGGACTGCCTTTAGTAAATCTTTTCTATTCTTACCGTTTTTCTTACCGTATCTAGCAAGATATTTAATAGCATTCGCCTGGCAGAAATCTTTATCAATACCTAAATGTCTTAACATATCTTGTACTTGGAAACCATCTTCGGTTGTACTATAATGTTCAGTATAAGTTGATTCAATATACTTTTTTATTTCATCTAATATTTGGTCTTCTTTATATTTCACTAGTTTACCTCTTTATTATTATAATGTAAAACTTTTGATTTAGTTAATTCAGGATTAAAATCTTTTCTCAAAGATTGTCTATCCCAACATTGACCATAATCTGTCCACATTCTTTTTTTATCTTTCTCATCATCACAAGAATCACCAAATATATCATAGTAAGAAGTGTAATATTCTTTTTCTGATACAAGTGTCACATTAGAAACATTAGTAAAATTGGTAGCCATATCTTTATAGTTCCAATCACAATATTTTAATATTTTCATTTGTATTTTCTCATTATCAAATTTTTCATAATACTTATTAGGTATATTTCTGTATATAGTTTCGTAAGCAGAAAACGTTTCACTCTCACACTCTGGATCAATATATTCTCTTAAATATACAACGTTAAAAGTACCACCGTTCACTTTATTATACATAGGTTTACCTTCAAAGTAAATATCGTCAAATTTCTTTTGGTCTAATTTACTATTCATTATTGTGTCAAAGCCTCCTCAACATTGTTCTCGTCAATACCTAACATATTAACATTTTCTACTTTCATTGTCAAGCCAACAGCTTCATTTAAGTCTATCTGACCATCTTTTAATTTAGCAATAATATTATCTACTGCTTTTTC